GCGGAGTTATTATACCAAATGGCTTTTCAGACATGGCTGCACCTTTTAAGGGCAAAGGAATAAGGATAAGAAATTATCCAGCTAAACCTTTTTTTATACCTAGCTACCTAGAGGGCATCCAACAATATCCTAAAACTTTAAGAAAAGTATTGGAAGTTGAAACACGAAAATATAATGCAAAAAAATAATTACATTTGAGAAATGAAAGATGCTAATTTATCAATACTAAACGCATATAAGAGCGCTCTAGCCAATTTAATAGTCGGTGGCGTTACTATACCTGTATACAGTAAATCAGCACCTTTAAAGAACGTACCGGCTAAATATGTAATTTTATCTAGCCAAACAAGATTGCAAGAACAAACCAAGTGCGGATATTACTATCTTTGTACTATAAATGTTCAGATAGTCACCAGATACCCTAATGGTAATGGCGATTTAAGTTTTGCAATCGTTATTAGTGAGGAGATACAAGACAGAATACAGGTTACTAACTTAACTTTGTCTAATTTTATAAATGTTGAGACCTTACAACTATTAACAAATGAGGTAATACTAGAAACAGAAACAGAAAATATATTTCAATACATACTAACTTTTCAACACAAATTAAATAGAACTTAAAATGGCAGCAGAACAATTTTATGCAGGAAGTCTATTCATGCTCTACATACGCACAGGTGGCGCATGGAAGCCAGTAGCATGTTTGACATCAAACGGAATCAGCGAATCATGGGATTTTGCTGAAACAGTAACTAAGTGCGATCCGGGAGTGACCAGACGCAAACCGACAACCTATTCTTTTGAGATACCTTTTGAGGGTGTTTTTACAGATACAGTTGGCGCAGGTGGCGATACCGCTAAAGCATCATGGGATCGTATTAGCACGATTGCAAGGGCAAAGACTTTGACCGAGTTTCAAGTGGCTTTACTTAAAACTGATGGAACAGAAGATCCTAACTTTTCAGAGCAGTATGGCTATGCTTACTTTAGTGCTTTAGAGATTACAGGCGCAGAGGGTGAGTTTATTACCTTTACTGGCACTCTGTTAGGTGATGGTGATATTACCACAACTGATCCATACCCTGGTTACTAAATGGAGGGACATTTAACGTACAAAATAGGTGAGGTCGATAGGCAGATGTTCTTTGGCAATTATGCGCTAGAGCAAACGCTTACTCACTTTGACGCATCGGTGACTGATCTATCAGATTTGTTAGGTAAGCAATTACTGCCGTTCCTGAGAGTGTTTATTTATCATGCATCGGCTTACCCTATATTAAAGAAAGGCGAGATCATAGACTTTACGGAGTTTGATGTGCATGATTGGATTGATAACTCTGGAGGCTCAGGTGGTGAGTTTATCCTAACAGTATCTAAAGAAGTCTTTAGGGTGTTAGGGTTAAATACAGAGGTAACTGAGCAAAAAAAAAGCAAACAGGAAAGTTAAATTGGAATAAAGATGTGTTGACTTTTGCTTTTGGGGAACTCGGTTTGATGCCTGATGACTTTTACGCCTTGACATGGAATCAATATATTCTTAAATGTCAAGGCTTTTTTAATAAAGAAAAAAAGGATTGGGAGCGCATCGGTTGGTCAACGTGGAACGGAATGAGAGTTCACGTTAATAAAGGGATGCCTAGTTTTAAAAAGTTCATGGCTTTTATCTACGAAAACGATGAGATAGCAGACATGGATGTAATCAAAGATCAAATGAATAAGGCGATGCTTAAATACTTAGAAGATGCAAGGAATTGAAATACCTATTGGCGCACCTTTAGGGCAATTAGATAAGGACTTAAATGGTGCGCAAAAGAAATTAAAAGGCTTTACTAATGGTGCTGAAACAGATTTAAAAAGTTTTTCATCAACTGCTAGTAGTGCATTTAAAACAGCAGGTCTTGCTTTTGCAGGTGCATTTAGTGTAGGTGCTTTTATTAGTTTTGGCAAGGAGGTTTTAACAGTAACTGCTGAGTTTGAAAAGTTTGGTGCGGTTCTCGGCAATACTTTAGGATCTAATGCTTTAGCAAAATTAAAACTAAAAGAAATTTCAGATTTTGCGGCTAATACTCCATTTAGCGTTAATGAATTAACTGCATCTTTTGTAAAACTAGCAAATGCAGGATTTAAACCAACAGGAGATGAAATGCGTAGGCTTGGAGATCTTGCATCAAGCACAGGTAAATCATTTGATCAATTAGCAGAGGGCATACTTGATGCACAAAGTGGGGAATTTGAAAGGTTAAAAGAGTTTGGAATCAGGGCAGAGAAATCAGGCGATAAAGTAATATTTACTTTTAAAGGGGTTAAAACACAGGTTGATCAATCATCTGAGGCTATTACAAATTACGTTACATCTTTAGGTAATGCTGAGGGTGTATCTGGATCTATGGCAGTTATATCAGAAACATTGACTGGTAAGATTTCAAATTTAGGTGATAGTTGGGATACAATGCTTGTTTCAGTTGGTAGTAATACTTCTGGAGTGTTTAGTGGTGCTATTGATTTAATAAGTCAAGCAATAAACCAAATAACTCAGTTTAATAAAGAATTGAATACTGCATCTAAATTTAAAATAGAGGGAACTTTTTTAGAGGGATTAGTAAAATCAGTTGGTAAAATTGCAGGTGGTCCCGCATTAGGTGCGTTTATGTCTACAAAAGATATAAATGTAAGTGCAATAATGGCTGTTGAAAAAGGAGTTAATGATATTGTACAAACTACAGTTTCTGGCGCTAAAAGTGTAAACGATTTTTCAACTGCAATAGCATCTTTAAAAACAGAAGGCGATAAGTTATTAAAAGGCGGCGCAAGTCAAAACATAAAGAGCGCATTTAAAACAGTTTATGAAGATGGCATAAAAGCTTTAAGAGATAGTAGAACTGCATTTGAAAAGGAATTAAATAAGGATAAACCTGCAAAAATAAATTTAGCGGCAGAAAAAAAGGCTGCTGCTGAGGCTGCAAAATTAGCAAAAGAATCAGCTAAAACTCAGGCTGAAATAAGAGTACAAGCTCAAGCATTTGCAGGTAAATTAGTTATAGATGGATTTACAAGAAACATTGAAGCTGAAAGGTTAGCTATTGAAAAAGAATTTGCAGGACTAGATGCATTAATAGAAGAAACAAATCCTTTTGCTAAATTATTTGAAAAGCAAGATTTAGCTGATGTTAAATCTTTACTAACTCCATTTCAAAATTTAAAACTTGTTTTACAAAGCGAAATATTACCTCAACTTGGAAGCTCATTTAAAACATTTTTTGATGATTTATTAATGAATGGTAAACTTTCATTTGAATCATTAGGTCAAGCAATTAAAAATACTTTTTTATCAGTATTAGCAAGTGAGGCAACTCAGGGCGTTTTAAAACTGTTAGGATCGGTAGGTGGTAAAACTGAAAAAGGTGGCGGTTTAATAGCAGGTATTGCAGGATTGTTTGGCGCAAGTAAAAAAGCCGCACCATTAGCAGGTATTGCCGCATCAACTGGAGGGTTTTTAGGTTCGGCTGCAACTATTGGCGCACCAGTCGCTGCTGCTAGTCCATTGCTACCTATCTTAGCCGGGGTTGCTGCAATAGCAGGAATAGCATCGTTATTTAAAAAGAAACAACAAGCACCTATTCCACAGGCATCATCTACTATAAGCACAAGTGCGGCAGGATCTGCTCAGGACTTTGGCGGTGGTCGTGTTGTATTTGAGATTTCAGGTACTAACTTAATCGGTGTGTTAAACAGAGCAGGTGCTAAATTACAGAGGTTCGGACCATGAGTTACAGTCAAAAATATTATTTTACGTTTTATAGCGACAGAGATACTCGGATTATCAATGGTACGCCAGATGAGTATTCCTGCGATATTTCACAACTGGATTATGCAGGTTCAGCAACAGAAATTCAGGCTCAACAAAATCCAATCCAGATAAATTACCAGAATACATCAAGTAATAAACTAGAGCCTATTATCGGTTCTGAATGTACGCTAAACCTAATAGCAACTGAGGACTTTGAACTAGAGGACTTATATACAGAGAATGAGCGTGAGTTTTTAGTAGAAATATTTAGGAATGGAACTTTAATTTGGTCAGGCTTTATAATTCCAGATGGATGTCAGGAGTCTTTTACGTTTGCACCTTATGTAATTTCTGTAAATGCAGTTGATGGATTAGGGTTGCTTAAAAATCTGTCTTATGTGCAGAACGATGGGAACTTTTATTTAGGTAAGCAGAGTTTTATTGAGGTAATAGAAGCCTGTCTAGTTAGGTTAGATGCACCTAGTTTAGTCCTTAATACTTGCGTTAATATTTATGAAACAAGCATGACGCAAGGCGATTCTTACGATCCTTTAGACATGGCTTATGTAAATGCAGAGCGTTATTTAAAAGATGACCAGTTTACGCCAATGAACTGTGAAGATGTGCTTAGATCAATATTAGAGGAATGGACTGCCGTAATGATTCAAAGCGGAGGCGAATGGTATATTTATAGACCGACAGAGTTAGCAGTAGATGGTGACTTAGTATTTAGAAGATATTTAGATGGGTACAGGATTTATGATCAGCCGACTGTTACCGAGAATTTAGATTTGGTTTTAGGTGGCGAGAGTGAGGGAATTATTGCAGCTCCTTATTTCCATATTAATACTGACCAAATGAAGATGATTGATCGACCATATAAAAATGCATCTATGTCTTATCTGTATGGTAAAAATCAAAATCCTGATCAAGAACTAGCAAATCCTAATTTAGCAGGAGCAGGTCAAACCTGCGGAGGCGATCCGATTGGTCCTTGTGATAGCGTTACAATTCCTGGCTACACTAAAACAGGTACAATGTATGCAGGTTTAAATCCAACTGGTGGCGTAGTATTTTATTCAGATGGTGGCACTTACCCAACATTAGCTAATTTTTATCTAAATAATAATACTATTCCTATTGATAATACACAGAGATTAAAAATTTTAGTTGAGTATAAAAATTTAGATCCTTTGTTTACTACCGACATGAATTTTGTAATTACGCTAACAGAGGGACTAAATACATACTATTTGCAATCTGAGGGCGCGTGGACTACTAGCGCAAGTGAATTACCTTATACAGTAAGGAGCGAAGTTGGCGCTACCGGTAGTTTTGAAATTATTTCAGCCATAGTTCCGATTACAGGATTATTTACTAAATCAGTTACTTTAAAAATACTTGCACCATCTGGGACAGTACATGATATTGTTTATACAGAAATATCGGCTTATGTACTGATTGATTTTGGCGATGTAATTGGTGAGATACATACTGCAACGCAAACAGGCAAGTTTACATTTGTGCCTGAAACTATTAATGTATTTAATGGCGATAATGATAGTACAATTTATTTAGGTGCTATTTACCAGGATGATCAGGTGACTTTAACAGAAAGGTGGGTAAGGCGCGGAATATCTGAGAGTATTCTGGCAGAGCCTTATGAGGCTAATAAAGAATTTCTACGGATTGCAGTTGAAGAAAAACAAAGACTATATGCAGGACCATTTGTAAGATTTGAGGGATCTATATTTGGCTACTTTAATCCTTTGCAGAGGTGGTCAATTAATTTAATAGAGG